GGCCACAAAATCAGTAAGGCTGCAAGAAACCTGAGAAAAACTAGCGTTTATAGGCACGACATCGGTCTGAGGTGTACGAACAGACGCCTGACCCTTACCGACCTTCGGGAACTTGACGGTATCGCCGACAACTCCCGTGCGCGTCCGAGCAGCATTTCGCAGAACGGCAGCAGACTGGTAAGCCTGATGAACTTCTGCATCAAAAAGCTGAACAAACGCTGGAGATAGATTCGTTGACATGACTTGTCACTCCTCGTTTGAAAACACACAAAACTCATCGCCTTGCGGGTTATCGGGGAGTCCCCGGCCCTGGCTACGCGAAACGTCACGCACGGTGGATTTCTCCACGCCAGACCGGCCCTGTCGGGTTATCAGTCAAATCGGAGGATATACTACAAGCTGTAGCTTGTAAACACCGCTATAGCTACATCTGGATATTGTATGGAGGGAGGGGGTAAAATGTTTCAAAAAAAACCCCCTCCCATAGCGCAACCCCTTTGGATTGAACCGCGCTAATTAGGTGCCAAAGCGTTTATTGAACTCAGCCTCGACAGACCTGGTGTAGGCTGGGTCGCTGCCATATTTGTTGTCAGACATCATGCTAGACATCCGGGCCTTGAAATCCTCATCGCTTTCGCCGGCCTCGGCCACGTCAGCAATCGGGATGCGAGATAAATCGCCGGTCATCTGACGCACCTTTTGCATCAGACGCTGACCGACAGCGGTGCCGCCCCAGATGTTTATCTCCTCCCGCTCAGCATCAGAGATGATGCCTTTGCGGGTCAGGCCATCGGCCCAATCTATATTTGACTTGATAATGGCATCGGCATTATTGCCGAGCGCCTTATGCTCGGCCTCGGTATCGACCTCCATCTGAGCGCCATTTTCCATGGCCAGCTCGGATATACTGCCGGCCAGCTCGGAGAACGCCGCCTGGTTGATACCGTACTTGGCAGCCCAGCCAACATAGGTCTGAACCAGCGGGTCTTGCATATCATAGCCGGCTTCGGTCAGCACCTCGGTGTCATACTTGCCATCATCCGGCGCTTTGTGGTCGCCGTGATGGAATTTCTTTTCCAGCTCTTTATTGCTTTTGACCAGCCCCTCTAGGTCCGGGCCGTCCTTTTCAGACCAGTGTTTCTCCGGGAACCAGTCCGGCTTCTCATAGATGACTTCTTCCTCCTCGCCCTCTGGCTGCTCTTCGTCTTGGGCGAGGTGCGAGATTGGCTCCTGTTCATCTGCTTGTTGTTGCTCCTCAGCTAAAGCCGCTTGGGCCATCAATCCATCAGGAGCCGGCGCTTCTGCCGGTTGTTCCTCAGGCTGTTGGTTATCTTCTTGGCTCATTTGCTCGTTTTATCCTTTGCTCGATTTCTCTGATGATTGAGTTCTGACCCTCACGCGCATAGCCAAAAGATGGGTCAGCGCCCGGCACCCAGGCCGGCTGGTCAATGGTGGTAGACCTGAGGTGTTGCAGGACTTTCTGTCCGGCCTCAGTGTCGAAACAGCGCTTGAATTGAATATCGATTTCGCGCTGCAAATCTGTGTTGTGGATGCGAATAGGCTCTGCATCTGCATCTAGGCCGTCCCAGCCGGGAGCGTTGATGCTACGAATCTTTTCTGCTTGGCTCATTCAGCGGCCTCTTGTCCGGGCATCATGCCCTGTTGTTGCATTGCCATCTGAGCCGCTTCCATGAGCTGCTGCTGTATCTGCTGGCGTTCTTGTGGTGTTGTTCTGAGCTGGGCTGGGATGCCGAGCTGGTCAGCAATGTAATCCCCCACCTTGTCCATGCGGAGCAGTGTCTGGCCCTGGGGGCCGAGGCTCTGGCTGATTTGCATGAACTGCACGACCTCGTTGAGCTTCTCAGCATTGTTGGCCATGGCCAGGGGGCTGATAGGCACAACCTGGACCTGGACACCATTTACCTTGAGCGGCAAATCAATCATGCCCATCTCATCCATCAGCTCCAGCGTCCGGCGCACAATCGGGAACATTGTCTCAGATATCAGCCGGCCAAAGGCACTGCCAAGGTTCTGTGACAGCTCAGATAGCTTGGCGTTTATTTCTGTGGCTGACCGGGCGCTCATGTTTTCCGGCGTCAGGCTCTCATCAAGCAGCGCCTTCTTGATATTGACGCGGAGGTCATTGGCCACAATCTGGCTCAAATTAGCATCCCCAGACCGTGGCAGAGGCGCGAGGGAGGGGCCGCGCGGTCCACCATTTGAGCTGACGCCGATAACAGCTCCAGGCACGATGCTGATGGTCTGAGGATTCAACACGCCATCATCGACAGCGGTGAACACGCCGCCTATCGAAATGCTGGCATTTTTCAGTGTCAGCTCGACCACCTTGTTCAGCGTCTTGATATCGGGCAAAGCGTATAGAACCGGCCCTCGACCATAGCGCTCATTGGATGCCTTCATGTACCGGCTGACAACAAACGGGAAGCTCTTGAGGTCTCGGTGAACCAGCTTGTGGTCGCCATCCATGGTGACCAGGCAATATGAAATCTGCTCATCCTCGGTGTAGGTGGCTTCTAGCAGCTCAATTTGTTTAGTCGGGTCATCCTGACAGGCTAGCACCATTTCCTCAGGAATATCGGCGTCAGGCCATTCTCGCTGGATGACGCGGAACGGGCGCTTGAATTTACGGTAGACGGTATCGACAGTGTTGTTTGGACCCTCATCGAATGTCACCTGGTAGGATGGGATTGCTGTGTAGCGGATAGGCGTAATGTCATCGCCAGGCTGTATCAGCATGACCGCCGTACCGACAGCCAAATCAAGCAGGAACTCGCCCATAGCCAGGTCGAAACCTGATTGCGCCATGATGCCAAACATCCGCTCGGTGTAGAAATCTAGAGCTTGCTGTGCCTGGATTTTATCTGCCTCAGGGATTTCGTTGCCCGGTTGCAACCGACACCACGCCCTTTGCGGAGGGAAAAGGGAGGATTGGATGCGGTTAGCAAACCGGGCAGTCGAGTGTATCGCGGTGGAGTCGAACACTCGTTTCATTTTGTTTTGACCGGGGACGTTGCCCTCATAGTAACCATCATAAAGGTTACGCATGGGGAGGGCGTACTCGTAAGCCTCTTCATAAATCGAGCGCCAATGCTCTTTGTGCGTCTGAGCTTTCTTGTAACGCTTCTTGATTTCTTCTGTGCTTAGACCGGCCATGTCATGCTTTCTTGTGTTTATTGGCAAAATTTCGGGCGGCTTCTACACTGCCAAAGCCCCAGGCTTTCAAGGCCATTGCCTTGCGGGTAGGCCGGCCCTTGTCATCCTTCATCGGACCTTTCATCCCAGCAAAGCGAGCAGCGAAACTGACCCGACGAGGGCTAGTGCCAGAGCTAAGAGGACGTTTGAGATTCGCACCCTCGGTTTTTTTAAAGTGCTTTCTGCCGGCTTCATTCAGTCCCCCCTCAGGGTTTTGGAAGCGCTTAGCTACCATAGCCCTTAGTCGCTGCCTTCTTCTTGCCCACCTTCTTCATCGTCGCTTTTCTCAGCTTGGTAGTCTTGCTGTTCATCTTGCTGGCTAGCGGCCTCTTGGCTCCTCTGGCTCCGTACACTGTCACCCTCCCTGTGTTTCGGGTTTCTCAAATATGTTCGCATGGCTACCCTCTAGGATTCCGGCCAGCTCCTAATGTTGTGCTGAGAACGTCGCGGTTTTCGCCCGAACCAACCACGCCGGGGGCCATGAGCTGGCTCATCCCGCCTGTCCTTCTGGCGCGATTGCGAGATGCAATCCGGCGGTTCGCGCGGCGCTCCTCTTCATCAGCTCGCCGCTCCTGGTCGGCCAGGCGCTGCTCTATTCCGGGGTCAGGTGGTGGCGGTGGCTTTGGCCGGGAGAAAATAGAACCCATTAGAAAATCCTCGCATAAATCCAATAATCTGCACCGTCAGGCCCGTAATGTTTCAACAGACCCTCTCTTTCAAAATAACAGCGCTGCGCCCAGCGGTCAGCTTGTACGTTTCGCGTATGAACCGTGAATTGTACTCTCTTTGTCTTTGTTTGCTGGGCTGCGTACTCAAAAAAGGCTAGTGCGCCTCGATGCAGGGCAATGGTTTTTCTGTCGATGTTCCTTGATGGTATCAGCCAGGCCTCGGCTGTTCCGGGCCACAATCTGAAAAAGCCAAACATGGCATAGATGACGCCATCGCAAACGGCTGAAAAGGCAAAGCCGGCTCTGGCAAAGCTGTCGATATAATCCCGGTAGCCGGCAAAATCCTCCAGGTTGTGCCGGTCAAACTCATTCAGCTCACAGACGTAGAGATGCGAGGGCTGCCAGCGCACAATCTTGTTGCGCGGCATATTCATTCGCATGACGACATTCAGCTCCTCAGGAGAAAACATCGAAATCCAAAACCTTGGCCTGAACCGGCTTGACCATCCGACTAGGTGATTTGGTCATAATCTTATGCTCGGAGCCTAGCAAACAATAGCCAGCCGCATCCCCAACGTGGGAATGTTCGTTC